GCAGTTGCTCCTGCCCGCGCGTGCGCTGCTGGGCGCGGCCCACCTGCTCCAGCAGGGCGAGGCGGTCGTGCTCGGCTTGCTCCGCCTTCCGCGCGGCGTCTGCGGCGGACTGGGTGGCCGCTGCGGCTTCCTTCTCGGCGACGGCCTTGGCCTTCAGCGCGGCGGCTTGGTTCCGGACGGCCTCCTGGTAGCCCTGAGCGTTCTGGGTGGCGCGCGTGAAGCCTGCGGCGGCGCGATCGTCGGCCTCGACCAGTCGGGCGAGTTCGTCGGCAACGTTGGCGGCGGTGACACCAATGCGCTGCAGCTTGCCCTCGGTCGTGGCCAGCACCTTGTCAGCCTGTCGGAACGAGGTGTTTGCGGCTTTGACCGCGGCCTCCAGCGCCTTGAATTCTTCGCGCTGGGCGTCGGTGCGCGCCTTGGGCGCCGGGGCGGTGGCGTTGAACTCTTCGAGTCTGCGCTTGGCGTCCGCGAGCGCCTTGCCCGCCAGATCCGCGCCGGTCTTCGCCTGCTTGAACACCTCGAACAGCGCGCGGCGGCCCGCCAACTCATTGCCGACCGCCTCGAACTTCCGCGCCTCGTTGGTGAGTTCCTGGAAGCTCTTCGAGGCCGGGCCGCCCTCGGCGTCCAGCTCATTCAGTGCGGTGGTGAGGCGCCCGAGGGTGACCAGCAGGTCGTCCAGGGGCTTCGTCTTGATCTCCGTCGCCCGGATTACCAGGTCGGTCGTTACGCCGCGGCTAGCCATCGGTCAGTCCTTTCAGGGTTTTCTGCAGGGCCGCGTGAGCGTCCTTGCCGCCCATCACGGTGGCGATGACCTGCTGCATGAGCACGGCCTGAGTTGCCTGCTGCGCATTCTCTCGCTGCCGGGCGATTGTAGCTTCTGACCAGAGGATGCCGAGAGGATAGCGCGCCGCTTCGGGGTGGCCTTGCGACCACAGGAACGAGACGATGCGGCGCTGCTCCAGCAGCCAGTTCAGGGGGTCGTGGTCGGGCGCAGCCCCATTGCCGACGTGCCGGCCCGCAGGAGCGATGCGAGTCCGGCCAGGAATTTTGGGACGGCGCCCGGATCGGTGAAGGTCAACTCTCCCACGATCAGCAAGGCTTCGAGTTGCACCGGGGCCGGCAGGGAGGCCACCACGTCAGCCGCTTCCGGCTCGTCGGCAGAGAGGGCGATGCCGTGCGCGACGATGCGCGGCGCGACCTGGGCCAGCACCGAGGCCAGCGACGCCATGTCGTCCTTGCTGGCGCCGATGATGTTGCCGGCGGCCACGAACTCGTCGCGGTGCTCGGCGACCAGCACGCCCATGTCGGCGAAGGTGAGGCCACGCAGGGTCACCTCGGTGGCGCCAACCTGCAGGGTGCGGCGGGGAATGGTGAAGTCTTTCAGTGCCATTTTTCGGCTCTCCAGTGGATGTGGTGTCCGGCAGTGTGGCACAAAAAGAAGCCCTCCGACACCTTGCGGTGCGGGAAGGCTCTTCATGCGGGGTTCTCTACCTCCTCAGGACTCCCACTCCAGGTGGGACCGGGTTTCCCCGGCGGCGCTTCCTTTTTCACCCGCTCAGGATAGCCTTTCGCGTGTCCGCAGGGGACCGAGTCACCTCGGTGCGTTTCCTACGGCGAGCTTGAGGAGTATAGCACCCCTCCGTCAGATCAGGTCGCGCGGCCGTCGATGATGACCGCCGGGGTGGCCGCGTCCTTCTTCAGCACTTCGAGCGTGAACTCCATCGTGGTCCAGTCCGTGCCGTCGCCCTTGATGGCGAAGTCGCCGTTCGGGGCCAGCGTGACACTCGGCAGGATGATGTCGCGGTTCGTGCCCTCCGGGTTGTCCGCGACGAAGTGCAGCAGGCCCTTGGCTTGCTCACCGGCAGAGACCACGCGATCGCGCGTCGAAGCCGAGACATCGTAGGTGCCCGCGAAGGGGCCGGCCACCAGGACTAGCACTTGTCCGAGCGCCAGGTCCACGGCGTAGTCGGTGCCCAGCACCTTGCCGGTGATGGCCACGTTGGTGACGTTGCGGTCACCTGCGGGGTTGGCGGCGGTGCGGCCGAGCTGGATGACCGAGTCCACCGGCAGGGTTCCGGTGGTCGTGATCGTCTTGGCGGAGGCCGCAACCGTCGTCACCGTGGACGAGGTGCCCATGAAGAACCGGGCCAGGTTGCCGACCGAGATGTTGTCGGTGCTCAGGGTGCCGCTGTAGTTGGCCTCGATGACGATCGAGCGGTCCTTGGAGCGAACCTTGGTGTCGGCGGTGTAGTGGTCGAGTTTTTCGACCTCGCCGGTCAGCGAGCATCCCGGCGTGTTGCCCAGGTACAGCTCGTATTCCTGCGGCGTGGTGGTGCCGGCGATGAAGGGGGCGAAGTACAGCCGGCCACGCGCGAGCGTGATGTTGTCGGCGACGGTGTGGGTGACGGCCATGCTGGCTCCTCAGTCGAGTTTGAACGGGTCCGCCAGGCTCTCTTTGAACGTGACGGTGTACGGAAGAAAGAAATACGCCCTGCATGATACCGCGTCAGGGGGCCGAACAACGCCCCCGCTGATCCGGCTCGCGATCATCAGGCCGCCCGGGGCGCCCGGAACAGGCATGCGGTGCGTGGCCGGCGCGCGGGGGTCCATCAGCAGGGCGAGCGCCTTTTTCACGTCCGCCAGCAGCAGGTGCGCCGGGTCGGTCGGGTTGGTGCGGTCCTCCGGCGCCCAGCCCTGAACCAGCAGGGGGTAGTCCTCGACCTGCACGGACCCCGCGGCCTTGTCGGGCGAGGTCTCGCGGTCGGGCTGCGGGCTGTCCAGGATCGACACTGCCGGCAGGGGCTCGTCGTCTCCGAAGACGGTGCGGCCCCGGAACACCCGGCCGTCCAGGTCGAAGTTGTAGCCGCGCGAGCGCCGCACCGTCGCTTCAAGGTGCGCGCAGATCGCCTTCAGCAGCACCAGGCGTTTCGGGTCAGCCACGGATCAACCTCTCGTACTGCCGAGCAAACTCGGTCTGCAACTTGGCCTCGACGCGGGGCACGATCGTGGGCATGAGCTGCCCGAACATCTGGTTCACGCTGGGGCCGCTCAGAAGGTACAGGTCTCGCCCGATCTTGCGCGCGGCGCTGCTGTTGCGTAGGGGCTCCTTGGTTCGCAGGGCCAGCCCGACACCATCCGAGCCGCCCGGGGTGGGGATGAGGAAAGAGTAGGATCCCTTGATGTCGGGGTCGCTGAAAGACTTGGTGGCGCCGCCGACCAGGATGCGCACCTTGGGGTGTGCTGCGCCGCGGGCCTTCTGGCTGACCACGAACCGGCTCAAACCGAGCGGGTTGTTGTCGGCGGAGATGACCGCCTCGGGGTTCTGGGTGGTGGGTCGCTGCGAGATGCGAAAGCGCCGCCCCGCCAGCGCGTCGTCCGGCAGGTTTACCTTGGACGCCATCTCGCGCTTGGAGAGATTGCGCCCCCACTCGGCGGCGTCACCCACCGCGAGCTTGGCGGCCTCGGCGGCCACCTCTGGCGTGCGGGCCACGTTCGTGGCGAGGCCTTGGATGCCGGCGGAAGAGATGCGGATCATGGACCGCGTGCCACGACTTCCGCCATCCGGAACCTACCGGTGACGGGGTGGAGAAAGTCAACCAGGTATTCGACACCCTCAACTGCCACCACAGCATTGCGCTCGGGCGTGACTTCGAGGGTGTCGAATACCAGTCGGTGCTGGCCTTCCTGAACCTGCGCGTAGCCGTCGCGGTTCAGGTCTCCGTGGCGGATCGCGCCGTAGTGCCACCGCACGGAGATCAAAAGGGCCGGAACGCCTTCCCCTGGAGCCAAATAGCTCGCAGGTAAGCCGAACGTCTCGTGCACGGTGGCACGAGCGGCGGCGCGGAGTTCCGACCAGCCGGCCATCTCAGGCCGGGTCCACAGGAGAAGCGGCACCGTTCTCCACCAGCCAGGCCGCATTGGCCGGGTCGATGAAGAACTTCCCGCCCGGGGCGGTGATGCCCTTGGCGTGGTGGATTTCGTGGATCGCGGTCATCTCGACCAGCTTGGGGGCCGCCGGAGCGACCTTCGGGGCGATTTCAGCCATTCGGGTGCTCCTTGGGTCAGGCCACAACGCGAGCGCGCATGGTGGCGTTCGGGCGGGATGGGATCATCAGCGGCGAGGACTGCGACAGCAGCTTGCGCGCCGAGGGCTCGTTCTCGACCCAGCTCTTCGTGAAGATCGGCAGCGGCTGCAGCACGTCCACGTCCAGGATGGCGCCGAACGCTTGCACCAGGCCCAGGCCGTCAGCAGCGATCAGCAGCACGTCGCGCGGGTCCATGATCTCGACGCTCTGGGTCTCGCTGATGTCGTAGGACTCGCGGTACACCCAGTATTGCTTGGTGCCATCCGTGCCCTTGTACTGCAGCGGATTGCCACTGCCGGGAAGGATGTCCAGGCCGCCCAGCGCCTCGCCGCCGCGGCGCAGGTCCAGCAGTTCTTTCAGCTCGCCGTTCTTGCGGAACGCGCGCCACGCCGAGGTGCCCATGATGACATCGGTGACAGGGTAGTTGCAGCCGTCCTGCACGCGGATCGACCAGTCTTCGAGGTTGTCCAGCGCGGACACGCCCGAGTCGGTCCAGCGCGAGCCAGCCAGCAGGGTGACGGTCTGGTTCGCGGCGCGGCCGAAGTCGATGGTCGTGGTCGGGTAGTCGTCGCCCGCGATGACCAGCGTGCCGTTCTGCATGACTTCGGCGGCCATCAGGTTCCAGCGGCGCTCGATGGCGTCACGCTGTTCCTGCAGGTACTCGGCCAGCAGGGCGTCGCGGCGCTGCGACGGCGACATCATGCCGCCGTAGGGCTCGCCGGGCCGGCGCGACAGCGTGCGGCTCGGGTCGATCGTGTCGCTGATCTTGACGTAGGCCGGCGTGAACTTCTCGGTCTGGAAGCCGCCGTGGCGCTGGACCTTGCCCGCGACGGTCGGCATGACGTAGGGGGCGACCTTGCGCGCCAGGCCCGTCACGCGGTCGAAGTGGATCTCGGCCACGTCGCTGTTGTAGACGCGGGTGACGAAGTTCAGCCAGAAGCCCGGCAGGGTGGGCTTGGACTCGCGGATGACGCCCGCGAGAACGTGGGTGCTGTAGATGTCGACGCTCATGGTCAGGCTCCGTAGGCGGTTTTCTTGAGGACGATCTGCGAGCCGATCGGGAACGTGGCCAGCTTCGCGGCGTCGGTCGTGACCGAGGCGTTGAACGTGACGGCCTCGATGTTGAACTGGCCGGAGACGATGACCTCGGGGGTGGCGTCGGCGGCGTAGACGGCCGGAATAGCGCACAGCGCGACTGCGTTCTGCGAGCCGTCCGCGGCGGCAGGGTCATGCGCCTTGAGCTTGCCCGAGGCGGTGATGCGGCCCAGCACCTGCAGGTAGACGTAGGTGCCGGCGACCACGATGGCCGGGGCAGTCACGACATCGGAGATGCCGGCGTAGATGTGACCGGGCGCGAAGGACTCGACGCTGCGGCTGGCGATCTGGGGGTAGGCCATGTTGGTGGCTCCTTACTTCTTGCGCTGGAAAGCCAGCAGGCGGGCGACGGTGGCGCCGGTCTCGTCGGCATCCGCCGAGTCGGTGCCGTCCGGGACGATGCCGGGCGTGCCGGCCTTGGCCATCGCGGCGGCCAGCGGGTCCGTCGCAGCAGCGGTGGCCGGGGCGGAAGCCACGGGCGCAGCAGCCAGGAGGGCCACGGCGGTCTCGGCGTCCATCGTGGTGTCGAAGGCGAGCTTGTTCGCCAGGGCGGTGCGGCCTGCGGCCTCCGGGGAGGTGATGATCGCCTTGGTGCGAGCGCGCTCCGCGCCCGCGACGGCGGCTTGGTCGATGTCGGGCACGGTGGCCTCCAGTGAGAAAGAGCCGGTGGTGGCCGGCAGGGATGCCACGAAAGCGGTGTACGCCTCCGGTGCGGTGTTGATTTCGTCGATCAGGCCCAGGGCCAGGGCATCTTTGGCGCTGTAGATCCGGGCTTCGGTGTCACGCACTGCCTGCTCGGAGATGCCGCGCATCTCGGCGACATGCGAGACGAAGGCGCTATAGCGCTCGTCGATGCGGGCCTGGATGTCGGCTCG